CCGTCAAAGCCCCCACCGAGAGCGGTGTCGCCACCGCCTCTGTCGCCAGAGCACGGAATGTTGGCCACAGAAAGCATCAACCACATCTGGCAGTTGGCTGGTGTAAGTGACCTGTCTCGTGGGCATATCCCGAGCGGGTTGTCCGGTCGAACGGTGGGTATGGCTTCTGATCTAGAAGCTACGCTTCTTGGCCCAACCATCCGAGAGATTGAGTCTGCAATCGGACAGGTGGCACAGCGTTTCCTCCAGTACTGGAGAGCGTACATGCCCACCTCGATTACGCTGCGGACGATTGGTCGAAACGCTGTACTTGAGGCCTTTGAGTTCCACGCTTCTGACATTCGCAGTTCTGACGTTCGGGTAACACCGAACTCCATGTTGCCCAAACACCCGTCATACCGGAGAGAGCAAATTCTGATGCTCTTCCAGCAGGGAGTTCTCGGCGCTCCGAACGACCCAATGACACAGAGTCGGGCCCGGAAGCTGATGGAGTTTGCGGACCTCGATGAGGTGTACGGTGACAACACCAAGGAACGTCAATACAGCAGAGAGGTGGTTACACTAATTGCTTCTGGCACCGAAGTCGAGCCGCAGCCCTGGGAAGATCTCGTGGTTCGTATTGAAGAGATCCGAGACTACATGACGTGTGTTGACTACCGGCTCTTGCCGCCGAACATCCAACAGCAGTTCGTGAAGCACTTGGCCTGGTGCTACTACTACGAGAGCCAGAACGCTCAGGGGGTCCCGTGGTGGCGACACGTTCTGGGCGAAGACCTGCCCCCTGATCAGATGCAAGGTGAGCAGCCAGGCGGACCTCCGCAGCAAGGGCCGCAGATGCCGCAGGCTCCGGTGGTGGACGCCTTTGGTATGCCGCCAGAGGGGGCTCCACCTCAAGGCGAGATCCCCTTAGAACAACTGATGGCGATGATGGGCGGTGGTCAAGCGGGTACTGGCGTGGCGATTGAAAACGTTCCTGAGTCTTTCCCGCCGGGGACGCGAGGCCCAGGAGTTCCTCAGTTTGAGGAGGGCTACTAGAATGGCAGAGCCTAACGTTACAAAAGAAGCAATTTTGAAACTCCTTGGGGCTGTTATGGAACAGCAGCACGGCCCATCGAGGTCTAAAAGAGAGCGGCTGCCTCAAGCGACAGTTTCGATCCCGGAGTTAATTGAGCGAATGCCTCGCGACGCTAGTTTAGACTACTTGACCCCGCAGTTTGACCTACGGAAAGAACGCATCGAGCCGATGCCGCGAGAGCAGAGTCCTGCACCTATGCCTCGACGCCGGGGTCGAGAACTGGGGCGGTAAGTTACTCCGCGCCAACTCCGCGCATCTCCCGCAAGTGCGTCAGAAACTCACACCCTTTCTCCAAATCCCAAAACACTGAAATCCGGCCAGGCCCCTCGTCCTTCGGATCTATTACGATAAGGACAGAAGCCCCGTAGTCCTGCTCGTGGAAGCCTTTCTCCTTGGCGTAGCTGTCGTTCCTCTTGTACCCGCGAACTCGGATGGCGTGAGTCACCCGCTGGTGGCGGTGTTCCGTGGTGAGCTGTCCCCAAGAATGGATATGCCCAGCAGTTAATAAGTGCGCTCTCCCGTCAAGTAAGCCTTCTTTCATAGGTCCGTGGGTCGGGTGGAACCAACTCCTGCCTTTGAAGTCGTGGCGCAGGACCCAAACCACAGGCTCTAGGTCTGGGTGGTCCTTCCAGTGAAGGGTAAGCCTAAGCTCGTCTGGGGCGTAGGTCATGACTCCGCAGTCTTTCGTTAGCCACGTATAGGGGTCGTGCCCCGGCACTTGGCTCCAGCTATCGTGGTTGCCTCCGACCAGTGCGATAAACTGCATGCTTTTGAGCAGCCACTCTGAAAGCATCCACCCGTCTTTAGCCGTGGCTGAGCTCTCTGCGTACAAACGACCCATCCTTCCCACCCAGTGGTCTTGCATGTCTCCCACGCAGGAAGCAAGAATGCCCTCGGTGGACTGCATCAGCTTTACGTCATCATAGAGTTGCTTGAAGTCACATCCTTCGTTATCCACATGGGGGTCGCCCAGGCAGATAATGCCGAGCGGTTCGGCGGGAAGGGTGAGTTTTCGGTTGTGCTTTGAGAACTTCCGAGCCTTGCGCTCAGACGCTTGAATACGCGACTGAATAAGCTCCCCAATCGTTCGTTCCTCCAGGCCAACATCAGACTCTTCTTCTGTGACGTGGATGGGTTTCGGCCTCTCACCGGTTAAATGATAAACGCCTAGCTTCTTCATGGCGTGTTGGACTGCTCCGGGTTTTACGGACCGGCCAGACTTTTCGGATAGCGCCTTTGCAATTGCAATGCGACCCTTGCCATCGGCCCTCATGGCCAGGATTAGCCCCTTGTAGGAATCGATAATCTCTTGTGTAGTTAGCTTACAAAGCACGGATCACTCCTTGTTAGAGGCAACGCTCAGAAGGGCGTAGCCTAGAATATCTCGCCATGGGTCTTCGTTCATCAGGTCGGGATTGCCCAAGGAGGTGGCAATGCGGACAACCTTGTCCAACACTCGGACGGTTGCGAGTGCGTCTGTGTATGCGGCCGGTGGTATCCCGTCTGGATATAAAATCGTCATGATTTGGCCGACTTTGTCGAAGGAGTTTCCATATGCCCGCCTCTTCTCGGTCGCTAGTTTGGCGATTGCCAATGCGGGCTCCAGCAAGTCTAGGTCTGCTTCATCCTCCATGCGTTAATTCTCCAGGCCAGGGCTAAACAGATGTTTGCACAGGAGAAACTCAATGCTCAAATAATTTACGCTGCGTAAACGAGCCTGTTGACATCACCCGTTTCTAACAACTACGCTAAAAACGTCTTCTAACTCGATTAGCAGGCGTTACCTGCCAGGAGGACTTGATGAGTGAAGAATTTACAATTCTTGAAGAGGGCGTAACTGATGCGGCGCCGCCTGTCGCAGAAGCCGGAACTGAAACAGTAGCAGCGGGAGCCGAAGCTTCTGCCACTCCTGAAGCAGTTCCATATGAACGGTTCCAGAAGCAGAATCATGACTTTCGAGCTCTGCAAGAGAACCATACACAACTCCAGGGTAAGTTTGAGCAAGTTGGTCAGTGGGTGCGTGACATCCAACCGTATCTTGCTCAGCTTCAAGCGCAGCAACAGCAACCGGCACAGCCGGAACCTCAAGCTGCTCCACAGCAAGATGACTGGCTCGCGAACGACCCGGCAATGAAAGCCGTGCGTGAGCAAGAGTCGCTCATCAAAGCTCAGGAAGAGCGACTAAAGGCGCATGAGACTCGATGGCAACAATTCCAAGTCTCGCAAGAGCAGACTCGGATCCAGAACCAAATCGAGTCAGCCCGAGCAGAATTTCCGCATCTATCAGATGCAGAAGTCCTCGACGGGCTAATGGTCAACCCGAACGCAAACATTCGCACGCTCGCGAAGCGGTCCTCGGACCGGTTCATCCAGCGAGCCCAGGAATACACACGTTCGATTGCCCAGGCCCCTGCGCCGAAGCGGTTAGTGCAGGGCGGTGTTCCTGCTATGGAGCAGCGTGAGGTTCGGAATTTGCGGGATGCTCGAGAGGCGACCATGGCGTTTTTGTCCAGGCAGGAATAGCTCTGGATACGAGGTAATAAAAAATGGCAACAGATACAGCAACCTTTGATGCCGCTCTTAAAGAGTACTATGGGCCTGCTATCGAGAAGGCGCTGAACGAGGAAGTGCCCTTGTTCGACGCTCTTACAGAGGCTGGCTCCGAGGCAAAAATCTCCGGGTCCAAACTCGTTTGGCCGGTCCACACCAAAATTTCTGGCGGCGTTGGTGCTATCGGTGAGGGCACGACCCTTCCGACAGCAGGGAATCAGACCCGCTCGAAGGCGTCCGTAGAGGCTAAAGAGCTTTACGGTCGCATCAGCCTTACCAATAAGGTTATGGCGTCCTCGCGTGGAGAGAAGTCGGCTTTCGTCGATGCTCTCGATGCGGAAATGCAAGACCTTTCGGCTGAACTGAAGCGGTCTTTGAACCGGCAGCTTTACGGCAACAAGAGCACCCCGGCGACCAATACCGGTATCCTTGCGGTTGCAAGCAATACTGGCGGCGGCGGCACCAAGGTTCTTACTGTGGATGGGCCCGGCACACACCATCTTCGGTCTGGCATGAAGATTCTTCTTGGCACGGACGCTGAGCAAGACCCGGCGTTGGCAGGAAGTCCGACTGCTGCGGTCATCGACACGGTCGATAGTCGCACGCAGGTCACGTTGACGGAGAATACGGCCTGGACCGATGACGACCTGGTGGTAATCGGTGATGCGAATTTCACGTCGTACAAGCAAGAGTTGACCGGCTTGGAGTTTCTGGTTGACGATACTGATGGTGAGACTGTTCAAGGCATCAGTAGCGATCTGACCGCGTGGCGGGCGTTCAAGTCTGACAACGCTGGCGTTAATCGAAACCTGAGCCACGAGCTTATGGACGCCATGTTTGACGCAATCAACGAGCGAAGTGGCAAGCACGCTAACTTTGTTGTTGGTCACCAGTCGGCAGTCCGTGAGGTCAAGAAGCTCATGGAAGGCGACGTTCGCTACGTCCCCCTCGTGTTCAAGGGTGGGTTCAAGCGTTCGATGCTGACATGGAACAACGGTAAAGAGGATATTCCGATTGTTGCCGACCGGTATTGCCAGACGAACAAACTGTTCTTCTTGGATCTATCGGCAATCAAGATTGGCTACCTCCAGAAGTTCCGTTGGCTCGACGACGACGGCGCGATTCTTAGCCGAGTCTCCAACCAGGCAACCTTTGAGGCGGCCTACGGCTCAATGCTTGAGCTTCTGGTTACTCGACGTAACAGCCATGGACAGTTGGCGGATATTTCCATCAACACCAGCACCTTGATTACTCCGGTCTAATCGGAGTGATTTGGAGCACGACTTCGGTCGTGCTCGTCTACAGGTAGTGGTCTACAGGCGGGTTCGATTCCCGCCACCTGTACTATTCGCACCGCTACAATTTAAACTAAGTATCCCTGCGGGTGCGCGCAGGGGGTAAACTGTGGAGTGGTATCCCATGATTCAAGATCGAAACATTAACTACAAGTTCCAGAGCATGTACTTCCCGGCCACGTCTTTCGACTGGAAGCCGGGCTCGGCCGATAACCAGGATGCCGGTGACGGTAACGATGACTTGGTGGAGGTCGGCACAACCGGGTTTGTTGGCTGGAAATTTGATGGTGGCGATGACCAGCTTCACATCTCTATGCCTACGCCGACAGTCGTTGACTGGGACAATGATGTCTTCTACCGGGTCATCTGGGTTGCTGCTACTAGTAACAATGCTAATGAAACGTTTGTACTCAAAGCCGATGAGGTCGCCTTTGGTACGGCTCCTAAAGTTGCTTCTGGCGACGTTGATGGGCTGACGGCCTTTGCGACGCTGACGGACAACCCGGATAATGCCGCTAACGTTCCTCTGGCGACTCCGTGGGGGCAGGCGAATTCGTCCACTAGCGGCGGGATTACGGGCACCAAAGACGTCCTTCGCATCTTTGTCGATTGCACAACGGACAGTGCGAACGACCCGCGCCTGGTTGGCCTGGAGCTCAAGTACATTCCCAAACTGACTGAGGGTGCTCAATCTGCCTTTGTAGACAACCCGGCTGACGCATAATGCCGCAACTTAGTGCTCAGAGGTATCAGCGCGCTCAACGCATTCGTTGGAAGAATCGCCACAGCCGGCGGCTTCAGCAGCTTGTTGGAGACGACCGGCTTGTGGTGGGCTTCGACGGTGCCGTCAAGAACGATGACGGCACTACGGGCTGTTGGGTTCTTGCTCGTGTCTGCAAGCGGACGGTTGTGCAGAAGTACTTCAGTCGAGAGTTAGCCACCGAGGAGCGTGTACCGGTCATCTTCAAGCACTGGATCGACGATGAAACGGGATTGCCTCTGTCAATCGAAGATCCACGCCTGCCGGATTACCTCATGATGTGTGACTCTCACCGCCGCGCCGACGCGATGATGAGAGACTGGAACGCAGCGCAGTGGGAGGAGAAGATTGCCGAGCAGAGTCGCCGCCGAGAGTGGCGTGACCAGGCGAAGGCACTCTTCCCGGCGTTTCAAAAGATGGCAGATGGCCACGTTGGCGGTTACAATATGCCGCGAGTAACTGACCGTCGATTCTTCTACGGCGGGATGTCACGAGGTCTTGAGCGCGGGGTGAACTAGATGGCGAACTATACTCGCGCAGAGATTATCACCATCGCGAAGACCCTCCTTGACGAGTCTAGTGACGACTTCTGGTCTGCTTCCCAGCAGAACGACCTCGCAAATATGGCTAACAAGAAGGTCTACCGCATCTTGACCAGGGTGAATCCTGAGCTGTTCCTCTCGACAAAGAGTTGGACCTGGCCTAGCGGTACCGAAAGCATCACGTTGACAGCGGCTGACTACTTCAATGAAGAGCCGTACAAGGTGTTAGAGGTGGCCGAGACTGAGAATAACTCGGCTCCTGGCAATGGTAATCTGCCGCATCAGTGGATCCCGATTCGCTTTACGGAGCGTACTAAGTGGCACCACCAGGAGTGGGACCACCGGAGGCTGGCTGGTACAATCAGTCGGGGGTACGTTCTCCAGGGCGACAAAATGTACGTCGCGCCCATCCCAGAATCGAACCAGTACATTCATGTGTCGTGGGTGCCGAAGCTTTCGACACTTATCAACCCCTCTGATGCGACCGATGGGACTATCGAAGTCCTCAACGGCAAGGCTGAGATGTTCGGTGACGCAGTTGCCTATTGCCTCGCGTACTTGATGGACGCGAAGCAAGAAGGTCAGAACAAACACGTCACGGAGCTTTGGTACTCGGCGGTAAAAGAGATGGAAGGCCAAGCCCGAACAAGGCAATTGCAGCGGCCTCGACGGGTGGTTAGCCGACGGAGCCACTAAATGGCAGCAAGGTCAAAGACACTCATGTTTCGTGGGCCGTGGCGAGGAGTCGAACTCCGAGAGCCATACCAGCAAGACGAACACTGTGAAATTGCAATCAACGTTGACTTCAGCAATGGCTACATCGAGTCGCGTAAGGGCTTCGACAAGTTAACGGAATCCGGCAACGATCAGCCTCGGATGGCTAGGCTCCATGTTCACGACAATCCAGACGGCAGGAAGAAGTACCTCCTGGCGGTTGGACTAATAGATCACGACGACGGAAACATCTACATCGGCCTGTCCGCAGTTCGGCTTGATGGCGGATTTCCTGCGTATGACGATGTGACGAAGCTTGGGTCTGAGCGCGGCAATTACCAGTCGAAAGTTTCGTTCGTTGACGTGTACCTGCCGACTGACGGCACTGAGCCGGTCAAATACGTGACTCTTATCTCGACTGCAAGAAACACATACGTGTTTGATCCAGACACCTTTACAGGGACAATCACAGAAGGCGTGAGCACTGAGAAGGTGGACGCGGAAGCGCCGTTGACGCCCGGTAATGCGATAAGAGTTAATGACGCGAACTTCAGCTACTGGGAGACGGCTCCGTTCGGCACGATCACAACGTGGCATCAGGGCCGTGTTTATTACGCAGGGTTTGGCAGGAACGCTAGTGTTGAGTTTACTCAAACATTAGAAGCTACCCAGAACCAAGTGCCTGAGAGCATCATTAAGGGCAGCCGAAAGGGCTATACTCTTGGCCCAAACTGGTTTGCATTTAGCGACGAGTTTGACCCTGTCGCTGTCCAGGCCCACCACATTATCTCGACAGAAGAAGCGGAGACAATTACAGGACTGAAGTCCTTCAAGGAAGACCTTGTCATCTTTACGGACAAGGGCATTCACATCATGACCGGGGCCACGGACGACACGTTCGCGATTTACAAGGTGGTCAACGATGTTGGCTGCGTGTCAAGTGGCAGCATTGTCGAGGCCGGTGGCCTGCTTTACTTCATGGCCGCTGAC